TAACACTACCATGACCATCACACTCGCAGTAAACGTCTCCGGAACGCTGGACGCCGACGACAAGACGGCAATGATCCAGTACATCGTCCAACGCAACATCGGACGCGCAGTCCAGTTGCCGTTCGACACCAACATCAACATCAAGAACAGCTACCAGACGCTGTTGGGCGAAGAGGTACTGTCCACGCACCTCACCAACATCGACAACATCGTCGCAGACACCAACGGGCTCACGCTCGCAGGGTTCAGCGATTCGGACCGCCAAGCGATCCGCAAAGCGTTGATCCATAAAGCGCAGAGCGGGAAGTCTCCTGCGTCACTCGTTGCCAGCATTAGCGCACTGTAAACTCCCTCGCCAAACCTGACAAAATGAAAGGCCTGCTCAGATGCCTCCAAAGAATGCTCCACGCGAAGCTGGAGTTCTCGATCCGCAGACACAACGGATCGCTCTTACACTCCCGGTGTTACTGTCACTTATTGGTACCGTCGTCGTCACCGCGATCTATGTCGTGCGGCTGCTCGACGGAGCCCTCGCACGAATCGCCGAACACGACGCAATACTCAAACGGAGTTGGACTCTCGACGACCAGCGGGAATGGACTCATGAGTTTCAGCAAACAGCAACAGGCGTAGTGCTTCCTGATCCAGACAAAATCAAAGAGAAATTGAAAAAATGAAGAACATCCTACTCGTCCTCGCCCTTGCCGGTTTGGTTGGTTGCACGACCACACCGGGAGGAACTTCCTCCATCACGCCGGAAACGGTCAACAAGATTGCGCGTTTGGCGGCGTTCGGGTCGGCCGCCGGCGTTTTGGAGTCCAACCCTGCGGCCCGCGCAGACCTCGAACGCGCGCGGGTCATCATCGCCACGCTCGTCGCCGGCAAACAGTGGGACGTTGCGCAACTCGCAGCCGCGTTTCAGAACGCCGGTTTCAAGGTTCTCCACGGCGAACGCGGCGTGTTGATCGTCACCGGCGCGATCCTCGCGGCCGATCTGTCCGGCCGCACGGTCGACCTCCACAACTCGGCATACGCCGAACAAGCAATTCTCGGTGCGCTCGACGGGCTCAACCTCGCCCTCGGCCAACACTAAACACTTTCCATTAAGTCGCACCCACTCTGCCGCCGCGCGACAAGGAAAACGGCGGCAGGCTAACAGTTAGCAGAACAATAGTATGCCCCTGATCATCAAGTCCGGTGTGTCCACCGCCCGCGCAACGGTTGGTTCCACGTCCAAAGCGCTTTATGTCAACGCCGTCGACTCCCGTGGAGTTGACCGCGGTAAGAAGGCCTCGTACGCCGCGTGCACCGCGGCCGCGCAGGCCATCGGTTCGACCTCGGTGAAGCAGTTCAGCGTGCTCGCCGCGTCCGCCTCGAAGACCATCCGTCTTCAACGCGTTCGTGTGAGCGGCACCTGCGGCACCGCGGCCATCTACGCCGACGTCAAGTTGCTCAAGTTGAGCACCAACCCGTCGTCCGGAACGGCTGTCACACTGACCCAGGTTCCGCTGATCTCTTCGAGCGCAGCGGGTTCGAGCGGTCTGTGCGTCATCTACAGCGCGGAGCCCACTGAGGGCACTGTGACTGGCACCATCGGGTCTGCGACCATGTTCGCGCCGATCACTGGTACGCCCGCTACGGGCGGCAGCATCGTGGACTTCAACTTCGCCATCGCTGGTGAGCTTGAAACCCCTGTGCTCGTCGCCGGCGGTACGCAGGCGTTCGCGCTCAAGATCGGTACGGCCTACTCCAACGCGCTCACGCTCAACGTGGAGTGGTACTGGACCGAGGAGTAAACAACCTTAGACGGTTCTTCGGGTGCTAGACGCGACCGGTCGGAGTTCGAGGGTGCTCAATGTTGCAGCGTCTAGCACCTCATAGAACAGTTTGCAGGTTTAACACAACACGATCTTATGGCTAACACAGGACTTGCCCGTTACCACCTACGCTGGCGCCCGTCGGCTGATGCCGGTCAGTGGATCACGCTGTCGATCCCGACGTTCTCGTTCGAGGACGTTGAGTGGCTCGGAGCAAGCTACCACTTGATCGAGTACCAGTTCGAACTGGACTCGCCGTGGACGTTGGCATACCCAGTCGTCCCGCCTGACGGCGTCAACTACATGTTGTGCATCCGCACGTCGGACCACGTTCGGTACAAGTTGTACGACCACGCCGACGGTCGTTGCACCTACCCGTTGTACGAAGGTCAGTTGCTCACCGCCGCGTTCACGGTCGAGGTGTGGACCACCAACAACACGGAGATTTCCAACGCGGACGCGAGCAGCGTGTTGACAACCAACATCCTCGACAACACGATTTACAACCTCGCGTGGACCTCAACACCAACCGATCCAGAAGTGCCTACCACGGTTGACACCGTGTTCGCGTTGACCGGTTCAGGTTCGGTTGTGTCCGAAGAGACCATCGCCCTCACTTTCGATTCCACTTACGCAGACTCCATCTAACGAAACTTATGGCCGCCCAAAATCTACTCGTTGAAGGCATCGACCTCGCAGGTCGCGATGCCGTAACCGGAACACAGATCAACCAATCTGTTCGTGAAGCCACGCTCGAAAGCAACCTTGCGTGGTTGATCGTCGACCCCGCTCCTGACGTTGCTAGCAACACAGTGTTCGAGCGGTTTATCAAGATCGACGAAGCCGGTTCGTGGTTTGAATACTACGACACCGGTACTGACTCGTGGGTCGACGTGCCCCTGCCGGACGGCTTCGTCACGGCCGACATGATCGGCGACGAAGAGGTCAACATCAACAAGCTCGACGCAACCGGCGGAAGTGCGTTGCAGATCATTCGCGTGAACGCGTCCGGTACCGCGTTGGAGTTTGCCGACCTCGAAGTCGACGACAGCTCGGTGACCGTCGGTAAGATCGTACCCGGCGCCGACCCCTACATGTTGATGGTCACGAACGACGACAACTCCGCGGCCGTGTGGATGTCGGCCACGGACCTGTTCGCTGGTGTGACCAAGGTGGTCAACCTCGCCAACGTCACGCAGTCGTCGGCAACCACTGACGACGTACCGACGTGGAACGGCACCAACTGGGTCGCAGCTGGTGTGGAAACTCTGATCCCAGCGAGTTCGGTTGCACTCAGCAAACTGACCGTTGGCTCGGGTACGGCGTTGCAGGTCGTTCGTGTCAACGCCGGTGCAACCGCGTTCGAAACTGCAGCGTTGACCGTTGGTTCTGTCACACCCGGAACGGCGAACCAGTTCCTGCAAACCGCAGCCGACGGGTTGACCGCGTCGTGGCGCACGTTGTTCACCGACACCACACCGGTTGCGATGGACTTCACCGTGACCACGGCGCACGGGCTCACCTACAAACCGAAGATCGTTGAGTGCATCGTTGTGCCGACCGCGTCCATCCACGGCTACACAACCGACGATGAGATCCGGTTGAACATGATCACCGGCGGATCGTCTGGCGCAAACTTCGACCCGTGTGCAGGGATCACGGTCGATAGTACCAACTTCAAGGTGATATTCTCTGACGACGGTGCAGCTCGTCCAACCATCATGCCCAAGGCTGGAACCGGTGGTCCGCAGACCATTTCCGACTTCACCAAGTACAACGTCAAGTTCCGTTACTCCAACTTCTAAACACCTATGGCACTCTCGAACATCATTGCCGACCTGCGCGCGGACCTAGGTGCTAGCGACGGGAGCGCCAAGGAACGGACGTGGCTGGTCCGCCAGATCAACAAGGCCGCGGAAAAGCTCTACCGCGAACACGACTTGGTCTACTCGTTGCGCGAACAGTTCTTCGCGTTCGACCAAGACGAGGAAGAGGTCACGCTCCCGTACTACGTGAACACAGTGCGCGCTGCGCGTCGTCCGGCGTACGACCAACGCAATCCAATCACGATGACCGCGATGCAGCCGCGTTACCACTACGACGCGTGGTCAGGCGTGAGCTACAAACAGTTCCGCGAAATCGGCTACGTGCCAACCGTGCGCGAGATCACGTCCGGCGGGCCGTTGTTGATTACCGTTCCGCAGGCACTGACCACGGACGTCGTCATCACGATCACTGGCACAACTCCGTTTTCGGAGCAGACCGCCACAAGTGTGACGCTAACCTCCGGTCAAACCGAGGTCGAAGTTCCGACCGTGTTCCGCCAGATCAGTAGTATCCGCAAGAACACGACGACGGCGACCAACGTCAGCATCTACACGCAGACCGACCAAGTGCTGCTCTCGATGATCCCGAATCACATGCTTGTGGCACGGTTTCTGCGGTTGCAGGTCGGCGACAACTCGTTTGTGCGCCTCGTTTCGCCCACCGAGAACTACATCATCGAGATCCTGTACAAACCCGTGTTCACTCCGTTGTCCGAAGATACCGACGAGTTTCAGTGCCCGAACTACGACCTCGCAACCGTGAACGGGGTTGTGGCCCAGCACAGCCGCGACGAGAAGGTGCGGCTCGAAGCCCGCCGCATGGTGGAGGAACACCTGAACGCGCGCACGGCGGAGTTCCTCGCCGGCAAGCACACGCCGATGAACATCATGCCACACCCTGCCAAGGGTGTTTACGAGCGTTGTTTTGAGAACCCGTACACCCGGTTCGGCAACCACGGCTCGTTCAGCGTCCTAACCCCTTAACCGCTATGGAGTACAAGTTCGACAACTTCAAAGCCGGGATGCGGGCCGACCTGCGCGACAACTCGAAGCGGTTGGACGGGGCCTACCCGTTGGGCATCAACGTGCGATCCCGCTCGAACACGCTGTTCTCCGTGCCCAACCCGGCCGACATAACCGACAACCGGTGGGTCAACGTTCAGGGTCAAGCGGCCATGGGCGCGATCCACATCGTCATCGCCGACGGCTACGCGTGGGTGCGGGACTACTCTGACGTAGATCAGGACAGCTACACAAGGCTCTACGGTTACCACCTGTCGGCCGATGTTGAAGAGGTGTTCACGGTGACGGTGCCGTTGTCGGTCCTAGCTTACACCCGCAAACTCAAGGTCGCTGGCGACAAGGCCGGAGGGATCAACTACGTCGACCAGATCCCACAACTGCGCAACGGGTTCTACTCCGAACAGGGCGGTGGGTTGCCGTGCGTGATCGTTCAAGACGGGATCAACAAGCCGATGTTGATCCACCAAGACATCATCACGGACGGACAGTTCGTCTGCCGCGCCGCGAAGGACTACAAACACTGGACGCCGGAAAACCCTGAGTACGTGCCGATCGGCTACCAGATGTTGTACGTCGGCAAGAAGCTCTACATCGTCGGCCGCTCTCCGCGCCCGCACGAAGACGGTCGGTTGATCTTTCACAGCGTGTCCGGCCGTCCGTTGGACTTTATGGTTGTGGTCGACGAGGACGGCAACAAACTATCCGAAGAGGACGACGGCGGAGCGCGCGTTGTTGCGCACGCGGTTGATTTCGACCGCATTACGGCCCTCGCGGCGATCCCCAACAACGTCAACAACTTCCTCGTTTGCACGCTGAAGCAGTCGTGGTTGGTCGTTCCGAACTACGAAATGACCCTGTTCGGCGAACCCACGTTTCGCGACGACATCTACATCGGGCCAGTTGGCGCGGTGACACAGTACAGCATCTCGCCGGTCAACGGCGACATCGCGATCATCGGCCAACGCGGCATCCGGTCGTTCAACGCGACCGCACAGAGCAAGATCCAGTCGTCGTCGGTTCCGTTGGCGGCGCAGGTTCACACCCTGTTTGGCCAACGCGAGGGCAACGAGGAGACCAACATCATCCAAGAAACCGGCGCGTCGATCTGGTACAACGACTACACGCTGTTTGCGGTTGACACAATCTATGGCCACGGCGTGTTGGTTTACGACAACGTTCCAACGGCGGAGGCGCCAAGCGGGCGCTACGTGAGCCTCGACATGTTCCCGGAAATCTCCAACACTGGAGAGTTCACAACTACGACGCCAACGATCCGCGACCGCATCCACTCGTTCGTGCATGTTCAGTCGCCAACGGTGTCCCGGTTGTTCGCCGTTACGCACTGTTCGCAGGTGTTGGAGATGTTCGCCAGCGACACCTACACGCCGGCCATCTACGCCGGCGACTTTGCGCGCGAGAAAGAGGAGCAGCAGCAGAAGGCCAAACGGGTCACGATGATGTTCATGTTCCTCGACCGCGAAACGACGGTCGAGTTGACCATCCTCAACGACACGCGCAAGTCGTACACCGGATCTCGCATTCTACCTGCGAACGCGACGCCAACGTCGGTCTACCAGTGTTTGCCGTTCGGCCCTTGCACGGACACGTCGGACAAGGTTGCCGTGTTCAACGTGGAGGACTCCGAACGCAGCCAACGCGTTGGGTGTTGGATCCGCTGGAACAGCTACGCCGAAGTCTCCACGATCGACATCTACACGGACGACGAGGACAACATTCCGTTCGACACTAAGGCACAGGTTTATTCATGAACCACTTGCGCATCGTTCCGGTTACACGTCCAGAGCAGCTCGAACAACTGGTTCTTGCTGCCAACGCGGACAATCACAACCCGGCGTGGCCGTCGCACCTGTTGATGCGCGGCGACAAGATCGTCGGTTACTTGTCGTTGAACCTGCCGCCAACCTGCCACGCGTGGTTGCACACGAAAGAGGTCACACCGCGCGACACGTTCGCAACCGTGTTCCCGGCCGTGGAGAACATGCTCAGGATGTGCGGCCACAAAGAGGTGATCTACCTAACCGGTAACGAGTCGAACCTTACACCGTTTGCACACAAGATCGGTTTCACACACGTCGGTACAACAAACATCTTCCACAAGAACCTTAACACTTAGACATTATGGCTTGGCTTAACAAAGACGACCTCCCGCAAGTCGACGCATCCGTGCGGGGCGCGAACATCGGGTTCGGCATGGGGTTGGGCAACAACCTCGACACGTTGCGCGGTCAGTACCTGCCACAAGGGCAGGCCGAACTGAGCGCGCAGCAACAGCTATCGCCCGGTTACAACCAGTTGATGATCCAGTTGCTGCAGGCGTTCGGACCACAACTCGCACAGGCCGGCGTCGACATCAACCGCGTTGGCGCCGTCGGGGACGCGAACACGAACATCGCACAGTTGAACGCGTTGCAGGCTGCGGGTGCGCCGCAACTTGCCAGTGGGCTCAACCGCGCGGCTGATCCGGGTTACTACGCTGGCCGCGATCAGGCCATAGGTGGTTTGCAGAACTACATGTCGCGGCTGTCGCCCACGTTGAACGGGTCCGAGTTGGAGCAGATCAACCGCGGGCTCGCACGAACCGGTTCGGCGGTTGGAGCACCGAGTCCGAACGCGACACTGCAAAACGCCATGTCGTTCGGCTCGGCCGGTCAGGACCGCTTGCGCGCCTACGGCCAAGGAATCAGCCAAGCGGCGCAGACGTTGCAAGGGTTGAAACTGCCCGGTCTGGACTACTCACAGTTCCTCGGTCAGAACCGGTCCAACCCAGGCCTGTCTCAGTTCCAAGGCATTACACCGCTATCACAAACCACGAACACGTTCGGGTCGCAACTGCTCGACCGAGTTTACGGCGTTCAGGACGCACAGAACGACGCCAAGGTCAAACGGCCGAAGACGGGCGAGAAGATCAACGCCGACATCAACACGGCGTCCAGTGCCGTCGGTGCGTTTGCGGGTGTGTAAACAACCAACTACTCTATACTACTATGCCAATGCAAGGATATCAACAGATCGACCCGCAGGCGTTTTCGAACATCCTCAAAGGGATCGGCGCCATCTTCGGAAAGGGCGATTTGCGTGCAACCGTGCCGTCCGCTCCCGGTGTCGAGGGAACCGGCGAAGGCCAACCGATGTCGCAGGTCTATGGCGCCAACCCTGGTTTGCAGTTTCAAACCACGGGTGGCGACTTCTGGGACCGCGTTTACGGCCGGCAGGCGATGCAGGCCAACAACCAACTCGCGTTGGGCCAGTACGGCAACAACATGATGTTGGCCAACGACGAGACGATGCGCGGTCGGACGACGCGTGACATGATCCAGCGGGAAACGTTCAAGACCAACGAAGGTGTTCGCGGCAAGGAACTCGAAGCCGGCGCCAACCGCCGGATCAAGCAGGGCGATCTTGAACACCAAGACGCGATGGCCATGTCGAACAGCCCTTCGGTGCGGTACTACGGAACCGGCCAGCAACAGGCCCTCCGCGCACAAGCGTTGTTGGCCGGTGACCAAGCTGCGCTGCTCGGAACCGGTTTGCCCTACGCGGCCAACCTGTACGAAGTGTCACACAAACCGCAGTTGATGCAGTCTCAACTGGATCACACCAACGCGCAGACCGAACAGTTGAAAGCGCAGGCTGACCAGATCCGCGCGGAGATCAACAACAATGCGAGCCTGTCACCAACACAGCGTGCACACCTAGAGGCGCAGATTCGCAACCTCGACGCCATGGCGGCCAACGTTGCGAATGGACACTATGCGGCCCTTCCCGGTGCGCCCGGTTGGCGTATGAACACGCGAACCGGTGAGGTCGAACAGTTCGGCGTTCCGACAGTGTACGGCCGCGGCACGTTGCCGGGCACGGATATTCCGTTTGGTAAGGGCATCAACGGCGTTTCGCCGATGGACCCCAACGCGCCAACGGTCAGCCCGTACGGCGCCGGTGGTATCATCCCCGCAAACCGCATGCAATAAGGAGACGTTATGGCTAAGACTGATCAAGAGATTTTGATGCAGAACGGGTACGATCCGGCTAAGTTCAAGCTGACCCGGCTGCCAGACGGCAGCGGCAAGGTCGATCCGATCGACAGCGGGTTCAGCTTTAGCGGTGCCGCTCGCGACCCCGTTTCGGACCGCCAGTTGTCGCAAAGCACTGCGGCCGCGATGGACCCGCGCATGACGCCGTCGGGTTTGAGCGCGCAACAGTCACATTCACAGTACTCCACTGAACGCGCGTTCGGCACTGGTGTTGCGCACGGAGCGCTGCCGGCTGCGGCGGGGTTTGCTGGAGGGTTGTTGGCTGAGGCCGGTTTGTCCGCCGCTGGCGTCGCCGGTTGGCCGCTTGCGGCTGGCGTTGGCGTCGCCGGCCTTGGCGCCTCCGTGCTCGCCGGCATGGGCCAACAGGCCCTACGCACGCCCGAGGAACAGCTCAAGTTGGACGAGATGATCGCCCAACATCCGAGGGCTTACCAGTTCGGCAACCTTGCTCCGAACCTCGTGTTCGGACTTCCCGGCATCGCGGGGTTGCAAGGAACTGCCCGGTTCGCTGGTAACACGGCTGCGCTCGGCATGCGCAACGCAACGCGTTTGGCTGCCGAAACCGGCGACGCGGCGCACGTGGTCAACACCGCGTTGGGCGCCGGCATGGTCGCCGGAACACGCGGTCCGGAGATCGTGCGCAACTACGCGGAGGGCAAACCGGTTGATTGGGAAGGTGCGGCGATCGACGCCGCAGCCGCGTTCGGGTTGAACCGGAACAACCCTTGGACGGGCAAAGCCGTTAACCGCATCGCCGGGCGTGAGATCCTGCCCGAGACGATGCAGCCATTCAACAAGCAGAAGTCCGAGGCCCTGCGCGAAGGACCTGGCAAACAGGCGTTCCCGTCGCGCGAAGAGCAGCTCAAGGTTCAGGAGGAACAGGCGTTCGCAACGCGGTTCCAGAAGGCCCAACAAGAGGCCCACGAACTCGCGGCCGAAGAAGCTCGTCGCGCTCGCGAGGCACAACTCACCGCGCTCGAACAGGCCAACGAGGCCAAGAGGAAAGTACTCGAACAGACGCCCGAACAAGCTGCGTTGCAGGAGGAGTTGGACAAAGCCAACGCCGGTTTGACAACGCCCAAGCCGAAGGTTACGACCGCGGAGGCGTTGGGGAAGGCCACACCGGATGCGCCCGTTCCCGACGCCCCACAAACGGTTGACGCCCAAGTTGCGGCCGCGTTGGACCCTAAGTCAACGCGCAAGGTTGTGCTGTTCACGGAGGGTCAGGACGCGCCGGAGGCTATCGAGGGCCTTCTGCCGGTCGTATTGACCAATGGCAAAACGGCGTTTTTCAATCCGCGCAAGTGGAAGTCCGCTGCGCAGGCGCGCAAGGCCGTGTTGGCCGCGGACAAGGAGCAGTTCGACGCCACGTTGTTGGGCATGTCGCAGAGCGTCAAACCGGCGAACGCGGCTGCGGTTGTGACCACGGACGCGCCGAACGGGACGCCCAACGTGCAGGCCGAAGTCGTTGGCCTGGAGGGCATGCAAGCCGCTGCCGCTGCTGGACAAGCGGCGGTTCCTGGCGGGACCACGAAGGTCAAACCGGCTGGTGCTGTTGAGGGCGAACGGTTGTCCTCCGAAACCCCTGAGAGTTTCAACACGGAGGCCGGTGCGGTTCCGCAGGGCCAGCAGGCGACATACCGTCTGGCCTCCGCGCTCGGCGCAAGCGGTGTTGACACCCGTGTGGTCGGCAGCCCTGTTCCGTTGCACGACCCGTCCAACCCGGACACGTCGTACCACGGAAAGTTCCGGCCTGGTGCGAAGGTCGAAACGCCGGACGGAGTTGTTGAGGTTCCGCCGGCCGTGACTGCGACCACGCAACGCGCCGACACGTTGGCCCACGAAGCGACCCACGTCGCGTGGGACCGGTTCGACGCGAAACAACGTGCGAAGTTCGAGGCCGGACTCAAGGACGACCCGGAGTATCTCGCAGCCGTGGCCACCGAACCGGACCTCACGCCGCAGGAGTTTGTGGCCCGTCACGGAGGTGTTGAGTTGCTCAAACGCATTGCTGCGAAGGACTGGGGTTTCTGGAAAGATGTCGGCGCAACGTGGCGCGTGTTCCGCGGTCAGGGCGACAAAGCGGACGTGCTGCGCCAGCTCGGCAACATGCTCGCCGCGAGCCCGGACCGCAAGGGCGGTGGCGTTACGTACCGCGCGTTGACCGACGAAGAGGTTGCGTCCGGTATGCGGAAGCCTGAACCGGTTGGACCTCCGCCCACCTACGTGCCCAACTTCCAAGCCAAGTTCACCGAACCGGCCGACACTAAGGTGCGAAGCGACGAGGAGGCGAACCTGCCTCGTCAACCGGTTGCACTGCTCTCTGAACGCGTCGCCGAACTCCGCGCCGAGTTCCCCAACCACGAAGACACCGTTTGGACCGAGGCCAAAGCTCGGTGGCGTTTGAACGGGCTCAAGCAAACTGAGCCCAAGCTACGTCAGTACATCGACCAGCTTCGCGGCGAAGGAATGTCGGACCTCGAAGTCAACCAACAGCTCCAACACGACGCGTTGGGCGGTTATGCGGATCAGCCGCAGTACAGTCGTGGAACCATGGATACGCCGTCCACGGAAGACCCGTTCAAGGACCGTACGTTCGCAACGCAAACCGAAAAGGAGTTGCGCAGCGGCGCTCCGTTTGGTGTCCAACTGGACAAGGCCGGTAACGTTCCGTCGTCAGTGCTTGTGGGTCGCATCGCCAAGCTGCCGAAGGTTGAACAGGAGTTGCTCAAACCGTTTGTCCAGTGGGCGAACGAGAAAGGTACGGTCAACGCCAAGGAAGCGGCTGACTGGCTTAGGGCTAACGGGCCGCGGGCGGAGGTCAAGAACTACGGGATGGACCGACCGGTGAGTGCGGCGAAGAGGGAGTATGATAAGTTGCGTGGTGAACTTGACTCTTATCGAGGGCTGCATCACGACCACATGGAGGATATTGGTGGTGCGGGAACTGATTCCGAGTTTGAGCGGACAGCACTAAACATTGGACGTGCTAACCGGCGTGGCGAACTTACCAATGTGGAGGTTGTTAAGTTGTTGCGCCTGAATGATCTCGCCAAACAGATTGTCAATGAACCTTGGGATACCTCCCCCACCGCCACAACCTACTACAACTCTATCTCACCGCGACCGGTCGACCGTCCGATGCCTGAGTGGACGGCTACGAAGGGCAAGAGGAATTTGCAACGGGTGGATGTGGTGATTCCAAGTGAACATCCTCAGAGTGGTGTGCCTGATGATGCACGCATTCAATGGAAGCAAGACAACCTCCATGAGAACTTGCCGAACACGCTAGGTTGGGCCGCGATCCAGTATGAGACCGGTCCGAACGGGGAGCGAATTGCGCACGTAATTGAGGCGCAGAGCCGTTGGGGGCAGGAGATGCGAGAAAAACGTAAAATCGCTGAACGCTATCAGCCAGGAGATTTTCGTCTTGAAAGACTGCAAGCTACCGATCACCCTCTCCTCGCCGACTACAACCGCCTAATCCTCAAGGCCGCTATCGACCAAGCGCGCAAAGAGGGCGCAACGCACATCGCGGTTAGTGACGCGGAGACAGCGATGTTGACGGAGATGCATGACCAGAGTGCGTCAACTCAGCCCGGGATTTACGATGCGCCTGGGCTTGCAGGCCTAGTAATGAACAATGTTGGAACGCAAGACGCACTAGTGTGGACGCTTACCGGCCGTGTTAAGTTTGAAGACGGTCGCTGGCTTCCTGAGACGCGCCAGAAAGGGTTTATCTCTCCTAGTGAAATGTCGTCGCAGAGTAGGACTGGTAACGACAGATACAGTGAAGCTATTGCAAAGGTTAAACGTGAAGCACCAGTAGGTATAAGTCAAGAAGGCGGCATGCGTTTCAACTATGATGCCAAGAAGGGTCAACTACACCGCATTGCATCTGAGCTTACTGGTCATCCCGGCGAGGACATTAGCTTTGGGGAGCATAAGAATGCATCTGAGGGATATTCAGAAAATGGATTTGACATAACAGGACGCCGTCATCGCGAAGACCTCATCCTCAAGAACCCAGACGGTACGCCGAAAACAACCGCAACCGGAAGGCTGTATCCGATCGATGTACCCGCCGCTCGTCGCGCCACGGGCGAACCGTACAGTTTCGGTGGCACGAAGTACAGCAAAGGCGCAGGGTTCAGCACGATCGACCGGATCTCCGATCCCGAAGTTGAGTTCGCGTTCCGGCGGGCGTTCAACGATCGTTCGTTCTACGAGGGTAAATGGGCACGTGACATTACCGAACAACTCACTCCCGACGAACGCGCAATCATCGACGACGTGCGCGCCAAGCGCGTTCAGTGGTACCGCAAAACTGGTGCGCCAGCGTTCACGCCGGAGGAGAAAGCGTTGAGTGACAAACTCGACGCGCACTACACCGGCATCGCGAACGAGGTCAACGCGCAGGGCGGTCCGAGGGTCATCAAACCGAGGCCATACTATGAACCGGAAAATATCAGCACTGTTGCGAAGCATTGGCTTACGACCAAAGGGTCGAGCGCCGAGTCGCACGCCATTGAAAAGGCCATCGCGGACCACTGGGTCGACCCTAAGATCGTCGCGAGCAAGGGGTTGCTCGAAGCCCAACAAGAGGCTGCTACTCAGGCGCGCAGCTACGTGGACGGGTTGCGCGGTAGCGAGCCTGACCAAGACTTGTCAACGCACTTTGGCCCGTTGCGCAAAGAGGCTGGCTTCGGTTTGCCGGCGAGCGTGACGGTCAACGGCGAGGTCATCCCGATCCGCGAGGTCGATGCCGTTCGCGCGTTGACAACCTACGGTCGCCGAACCGCGAGGGACTTCGCGTTCTACAAGAACGTTGAAGAACCGTACGGTGTTGGGTTGAACGGTCAGCAAACTCCGATCCCTAATGTACCCAACATCAAGGAGGACCCGTTCGTCGTGCATGCGATGACGGCCTACCGTGGTCGCGACGTTGGTGGTGAAAACCCGTTCAACCAACGTGTTCATCAAGCGATGCGCATGGCGTCAAGCATGAAGTTGGCGGCCGTTGCCGGTGTGCGCAACGTGTTGCAGCTCCCGACGGAAATGTTCAAGTACGCAGGCAACGACGTATCCGTACCACTGCGCGCGTTCAACGAGGCGCGTTCGAACTACAACGACGTGCTCGAACGCGCTATTGCGCGCGGCGGTTTTCGCCGTTCGCAGTCCGACCTCGCGTACGCGGACAACACGTACAGCACCGACCGCGTTGCGGAGCTGTTCGGCCAAGCGGCCGACGCCATCGGCAAGTGGGGTGGACGTGGCAAACTTGAAGAGGCCAGCCGCGTTCTGTCAACGGCACAGGCCGAAATCCGTGCGGCGAAGATGTTGGCCGACAACGACGTCGACGGTATGCGCCGTTTGGGTGTTGATCCAACCGCACCACACGCGGGTGAGAAGTTGACCCTCGCTTTGACCAGCGCGATCGAGGGCACGTACGACGCGCGCGAGTTGCCGACGTACATCTGGAGCGGCAACAAGACGTTTGAGGACTTGTTTTCCGTGTTCAAGTGGAACATCGAGAAGTCGAACACGTTCTACAAGGACGTGCTCAAACCGGCGGCGAATGGGAACCCTGGTCCGTTGATCATGAGTTTGGCCGCAGCCGCAGGTATCACAGTGCCGTTGACGAAGTTCCTCAACGAGTTTGTCAACAAGCGCAAAGCCGGCCCAACGTGGCGCGAGATCAGTACGGCCGACGAGATGACGGGCGAGTCGCACCTACGCCAACGGGCGGCGTGGTTGACAGACGCGGTCAATCTTGCCGGTGTGGCAGGTATGTACTCAACGCTGGCCAACCAAGCGGCGCAGTTGTTGGCAGGGAATGCGGCTCATAACCTCGTGTTCGTCGCCGGTAACGAAGTGTTCTTGAAGGACCTCGTCAACGCCGGCGTGTCGTACATCGAGGCGTTGAACGCGGGCGAGGATCCGATCGATGCCGCTGGCGTGTTGACCAAGCAGATGTTGAGCAACATGTTCCAAACCGGCCGGGCACTCATGAACCAGTTGCCTGCGATGAAGGATGAGTTGCAGCGGAAGTCCGACTTGCGCGACCGCAGCGTGTACGAACAGTTGGTCAACGACAAGCAGGGTCAACGCAACCCGGCAACGCCGAACCCGGCGATCGGCATGAAGGAGAAGGAGTTCAAGCAGACGGCTGACATGGTTCAAGCGACGGAGTTGTTGGACATCCTCGTTAAACGTTATGTCGATAAGTACAAGACACGTCCCGATCTGCTCAAGGACAAGTTGGAGTCACTAGCAAGAAACCCAGACCGCCTATTCCCGTCGTTGGACGGAAATGACGATCTGGGTGCGGTTCGGTACGCCAGCTATTTGAGGTCCGTGTTCGGCGATGAAGAACTCAAACGCCGGGCGTCGGAGGCGGCGATGCGGCAGGCGTTGAACTCTGCGAAGTCGGACATGGCTCGACAGTTTGTCCCTGATCTATAGACGGCACGGTTGCGCCGAGTTGGTGTAACTGCCGGAACACCTTTTCGAGGTCCATGCGGAGCAGTCGATAAGGTGTTCCGTATTTCATCTGAAGGTCCCCGAGGTACTTCTGTGCCTCGGGGTCCGTCAAGTCTTTCGTGAAAAAACACGGATGCGGCGAAGCGGGTGTGGCGATGATGAGTTTCATGTCGGCGGTCAGTGGTAAAGGGCGCGCGTAGCGCGCGTAGCTTGTAAGTTGGTTACGGACGCACTACTGGCACTACTGTTTGTCGGCAACGCGGCCGGTTTCGAGGAGGGTGAGCAGTTCGGGCGTTAGATCCGCAACGAGCCGAAAGGCCTTCGCCCATTCAACCGCAGAACCTGCGGTTGGCATGCCCTTCGCGACCACGTACTCGTAGGTCGGGTGATTCCGGGTCACGGAGTCCAAACACGAAATAGGGTCCTTCGCGTCGTAGGCGCGAAAGACCCTATCTTTGTTGTCGAAGAACAATACCACCCAGTGGGACGAACCGTAGGCTTCCATTCTGGATGTTGGGTTGCGGAGTGTTTCGATGTTGCGCTTAGCTTGTGCGTATGTCATTTTGGTCTTGTCAATAGATCGGCAGGTTACTGGCCTGTTTAGTGCAGGCGCGCTACGCGCGCACTGACAACTGACTACTGACAAAACACGATTAGCACAAACTGTACCACTTCATACACTCAACTCCGGCTTCGGGTGGTTCCGCGGTTTGACGACTTTGCCTCCGCCGTCGCGCACGATAGCCATGCCGTTGGGCAGCTCCTCCAACGTGTAGCCGTCGTCGGCCTTCGAGTCGACGAACTTGTTCGCGTCCAACAACGGCCACACCTTGGCCATGTTGTTGTTGTGCACCGCCAAGAAGTTGTCGTCGATTTCCAGTCCAAGTTCACGCGCGAGGAACACGCAGAACTGGTACAGGTTGTTGAGGTAGTCCTTCGCCGCCGTGTAGCTGAACTGCTGCGCGTTCGTGGTCAGGTAGATCGACGCCTGCGCGCGGAGCACGGACAGCTCGCCTTTGATCGTGGGCAACTGCTTCAACACTTCGTCGTACGCGGCTTGGGGTTCGAACTTCGGAACGCCCAACACGACACACGTTCCGGCCGTGACGTAGATCACGTCGAGGATGCCGTCGAGGATCTCCCGGCGGTCGTCGCCGTTGAGTGCGTGGTTGAGTTCGGTCAACTCTTCGGCGATGAGCTTCGCGCGCAAGTCGCTGAACTTCTTCGGCACGCGGAACTTGGTGTGGAACTGTGCGACCAAGTCGATCGGGTTGATCGACACGGCGGGTGTTGCACTCGGAGGTGCGAACGGGGATACGGTTTCTTCGGTTGTAACGTTCATGTGGTTTGGTGTTTAACGGATGTACTCATAAACTTCTTGCCTCGTACCCATGCTGGTGTCAACGCGTTGGACGATCTTGCCCATCGCGGTTAGCATGGTGAGAATCTCTTGCATTTGGCGCATCGACAAGTCCGCCGCGAACCAAGACAACAGTTCGGCGAACGCGATGCGCTTGTCGCGTTTGATCTTCTGGTAGACAGCAACCTGCATGCCAGAAAGCTCGTTGCGACCGATGACCGACAGGAACACGAGGTTGGCCTGAATCCGGTCCAACAAGTGTAGGGCTTCTTCGAACGCGGCGTGGTCGATTTCCAACGACGTGTCGCGCAAGAAGTGGATGCACGCGGCGAGCTTTCGCAGGTGTACCGGTTTGCGCGCGAGGAACTCTTGCAGATACGTGGGCGCGGCTTTCAGCTCGGGGATGTGCTTGCTCTCGTACCAGATCTGCAGCATCTGCGCAGTGCGCGGCGCGTAGGTCAGCTTACCAACAACGCGGGTCAGGTTGTCGACCCAGTTTGCAAGGCTCGCACGCGCGGCGAGTTGTTCCGCGTCCAGCGCACCTTGGTCGAAGATTGCCGTGCGGATTGTGTTGTCGTACGACCAGATCATGCGCGACGACAACCCGTCGCCGAAGATGCCGAACTTGTTGGCTTCTTGTAGGAACGAGATTGTCGTGCCGGCCAACAACACAACCGCCGGTTTGCGGATGATCGCCGCCTCGGCGTTCTTGGGTGTGTAGATGTAGTCGCCGCAGTCGTAAAACGACAAGAACGCTTTGGGGATCTGCTCGTGTCCGCGGCGGAACATGGACGACAACTCTTCCATCAACAACACAAACGGGCGTTGTGCGACCTTCTCCCCGTTCAACACGAAGTGGCTTTGCACCTTGGCGATGTCGGCAAGGAGTCCTTCGAACGTCGTGGTGTCGGGTCCAAGGTAGAACCGGCTCGGTACTTCCAACCGCGAACGCGTGCGGTCCATTTCGAACCGGTTCCACTCCTTGGGCGGTTTGACCAACTCCAGAACGCGCAACACTTCTTTCGCCGCAATGGTTTTGCCGAAACCGGCTGGACCTACGAAGGTCACGAACAAGTTGCAGTACAGCTCGCGACCCTTGTCACCGAACCAGACACGACGTTCCAACGCGGCCGAGATTAGAGACAACAACGCCAGGTCGATCCACTGTTGTGAGCTGGGCAGGTCGCGGCAAACTAGGTTCCAGCGTTGGGAGTTGGTCATGATTCGTCCTCGTCCTCTCGATCACACACCGAACACTCACCGTCGTAGTTAAGCTTCCGGCCGCACTCTTCGCAACGGTCGAGATCGTCGCGTTGTGCGATGGCGCACTCTTCATATGTGGGTGGTTGAAACCGATCAAGTTTGGGTGTTGACATATAGTTGAACCGCATTCTCCGGCATTTTGGTGTCGTAGATCACGGCGATGTCTAGTAGTTGGTTATTGTTTGCACTAGACACAAAGTGTCTACAGCCGTGTCCCATGAATGCTTGTGCAATATTGTACTCCGTTTTTGGGTGCATTACCCAACGCAGCTTGTCGTTGTCCAGCGGACGATACGAGTTGTAGTGGTGACGAGTAATCATGTCGCCCAGCATGCGTAGTGTAGGTACGTTCATATCTTCACCTCGTTCATGCCGTCAGGGTTATGCTCTTCGTCATACTTGCCCCAGTTTTTGCCTATGGCGACCTCTGATTTCATGTAGTAGGTTATCCCTGTTGTGGAGGTCAGTTTGACACACAACAGGGAGTTCAGTAGTTTAGCACATTCCATGCCGTCCTCCGCAGGTACTTCGGCCATCAAACTGTCGTGCTTGTTGTTGGCGAAATGCCAGCGTCCGGCTTTGCCAGTGTCGTCGATGTAGTTTTGGAGTGTTACACAAGCACGGTTGGTGATCTCTCCAACCGTGCTCTGCGGGATGAAGCTTAGGGCTTCGCGTTCGATGTCGGCCGTCATCCGTTTTTCAAACCGACGGGGATGGCCGAACAGGTTGTGCAGAATCCGGGTTGTGTGGAGTTCGGTCTTCACCCGTTCCTGCTGTTCAAGGATCTCAGGGAACAACACTTCGTGCGTGTTCAGGTGGTACTTGCCTTCGGCGGCCGACAACACGATGTCGCCGTGCGATGTGACCAACACGTTGTCGATATAGGTCTTCCACTTCATGTCGTAGTTCTTAGCGTGGATGACCTTCTTGCCAAGGAAGTACATTTGTTCGCACTCCTTGGACTTCGAGATGCGCTTGTTCAACGCAGACCACTCCGGGAGTTTGACAAGCGCTGCCGGATCGGCGGCCCAATAACGGTCAGCCGAGTGTTCACCGCGAAGCTGTTCGCGGAAGATCTGTAACGCCATGTACGTGTGCGGCTTGATCCCGTTGTCGAACAACGACCGAAACCGACCAGCCCGGCACTCGTTGGCGACGATCAACGCCTCAGCACCGGACTGGTCGGCCTGCACGAACACGTTGCCCGGACGCGGTTCGACACACGTCATGAACAGCTTGTCCGGGTTCTGTGCGTTGCCGCCGGACTTGTCGATCACGAACTGGCTGGCTGCGAGCCGGAAGGATTTGGTGCCGGTTGGCTTCCAACTGGTTGTGAAGTAGATGGACATGTTTGTTTGTTGTAGCGGTCTGATTTTGCTGCCCAACGTAATGCCTCGATGCGATGACCTTGGGCGCGACGCAGCAAGCGCTCCTTGTGTTCTGGTGTTTTAGCTTCGAACAAGTAGTAATAAGAAGCCCAACGCGCTTGTTCCCAGTGATACACTGCCTTTCGCTGCAGTGCCATTCGCTGCAAGTCTTTCTGTTCTTCGGTAAGTTTCATTTCCACTTCCCGGTTTTGTCGTCGTAGGTGTACTCGCGTTTGTTGATCGTGTGGTAGAACTTCGCTCCGTCACGAACCTGCGAACGCGCAGGGAAGTTCGGTCCGGCCAACGACCTTTCGTCGGTGATGGTCACGTTCAACTCGATCCGACGGTCGAGCCAGTACTCCCCGTTCACGAACACGCCGTACGGGTGGCCGTGGCGGTAGTACAGCGTTGCATCGAACAGCTTGACCGTTGTGATGCCCTCCGAGTTCAAGATGTTGGTGATTTCCCACGACCGTTCGACCTTAGTCCATGGAGTGAAAATCAGCAGACTTGCACACGGCGAAGAAGTTGGCGTAGACGACGGGGATGATCCGAGCACCGTTGAACCGGGAGTTGATGTCGAAGGACTGTTTACGCGTAATTCCGTAAATGGCGTTTTCGAACTCGTTGAGTTCGCAGGTGCCGAGGAAGATTGTGTCATATCCTTCTCGGATGACTCCGAGGATTTTGTAGAGGACGGGGGCGTGGACGAGGGCACCGAGGATTGGGAGTTGAGTACGTTCATTGGAGTTCATTGTTCGTAGTCCCGGATCGCAACGCATTGGGCTTGCAACGGGACGTTGGTTGTTGACTTGTACGGATAACGGATTGTCAGTTGTTTACCGATGAGAGAGTCTTGTTGGATCCAAAAGGTTTGTCGCTGTGCGTGTGTGAACGCCGAACACGCAACGTCGAACACGTCGTTGCCGCGTCGCACCGTGAAACCGCCGAGCATTCCGGCGAGGTTGCCAACCGCTTCGTGGCAGGACACGATTGTGACCTCCTCGTCGGTTTGAAACTTGTAGGCCTTCCAGACCAGCTTGTTGCCTTCGAGGTAGAGCGAATCACGGGGCCGACTGACGATGCCTTCGTGGTGCGAATGCGCCAACGCGTAGGCTTTAACCTGTTCGGTGTCGTAGACCAGCCCGTGTTGGACGATCTTAGTACGACTGATACCAAGACGAGGAAGGACGACGTTATTGAGATAGGCGATCCGTTCGCCTGCGGTGCTGCTTTCCGCCACAACGTCGAACACGTTGAACGTCACGTCTTCCGCTTGCGGTCCGGGTTTGTGCCTGTTCACGCCGATCGCGGAGCCGAGGTCTTGCAAGTTCGGCAACAGGAACTCGCCGTCGAGGTAGGCGGTTGGGTAGTGGTCAGGGTGGCGCCAGATCAACGTGGTCATCCACGACGGCCAGAACTTGCCGTGTTTGGTTTGGAACAACCCGAACTGTGGGTGCCACGTGGCGCGGATTCCGTTGAGCTTCGGGCTCAGCCAACTCGGTGTGTCGATCTCGTCGAGCGACGACACCTTGCGGCACAGCATGGGGCGGATGAGGGTCATGGTATTCCGTGGTAGGGTTTGAAGTTCAAACTGCTGTAGAGTTTCTGCGCCTTGCGGAGTTTGAGGATCACCTTGATCGCCGGGTTGGCGGTTTTGACCAGCAGGCTGTACAACGCCTTGACGTTGGTGCTCCGGTTTCCGGTCTCAGATTTGAACGGTACGGCGTAGCCCATCTGGTCGTACAAGTAGACACCGAGTTGTTGCCAACTGCCGGCGTTGATCTTGTAGCCCACAAGGATGTGCAGGATTCGGTACAACTGTTCGCAAACGCGACGGGCGTGATCGATCTCGGTTTTGAGCCTAGCCTCGTTCACGGCCAACCCGCGCAGGCTGTTGACCAACAACGGGAACACGAGTTTGTTGCCTTCGTTGATCGAGTCGAGCATGCCGGGGAACTTCTCCGCAAGACGAACCTGTTCGCGCCTGATCAGCCGCATGGCCCACACGTCGCGGCAGTTGTACTGCCAGAGCTGGTCCTGTTGCGTCGGGTTGCTCGGATGGACGAACTGGTCCTTGTGAAACGGCATCTCCGTGTGTTGCGCGATGCAGTGTGCGAGGGACTTCTCCGCCTCGGGCGCGATGCGGTGTTGCGCGATCATCGTGTCGTAGACACGTCGTGCACCGATGAAACGGTACTGGTGACACAACACGGCGAGGTCGAACATGCTGTTGTGAATCACCAACGTGTTACGGCTCGCGGCGATGTTGAGTGCGCGCCAGAAAGCGAACAGTTGTTTCTGTTCGTAGGCGAGTGCGCCATTGTAGAGCCAAAACGGCACGCAGTAGATCGGACCGGTCTCGCCAGCTATCCCGATGCAGTGCAGCGCGAAGTCGCCACGGGTTTCGATGTCCAGGTAGAGGAACGAGTTGGAGAGTTCGAGTAGCCATTGTGTGACAGGTGCTAGGGTGGGCTTGACGAGGAACGCCGGTTGCGGTTCAACCGGCCGCGGGTTGAATAGTTTGTCGATGTGGACCTGAATCCAGTAGCGGAAGTTCGCGTGCCGCGTGGCCGTGATGTCCTTGTTGCTCTGGTCCTCGCCATCGTCCTCGTCGTCGTCTTCGTGTTGGAAATCGTGTGCGACCTGCGGGTCGAACGTGGCGAGCAACCTCGCGCCGTTCAACTTGGTGATCGCGTAGCCGGGTGGAATCCGGTTGCCGATGGTTGCAACACGCGGTTTGTCACCAACCGCAAGGATGTGCGTGAAACCCGCAACGTCTGGACAACGGAAACCGCCAAGGCGTTGGAACTGTTCCAGCGACAGCACCGTGCGGTTTCCGTTGTCGTACTTGTCCAGCTCACGCAAGAACCACTCGCCCGCGGTCGAGCAGAACGGCGTGTTGTTCGAACGGTCGAACCGGGAGGGTTCGTGGATGATGAGGGTGGGCATTATAGTACGTTTGTCCATTTTTCGATGGCCTCTCGGGTTTGTTCTGTCCAGTCGCTCCAATCACTGCGTTCATCTTTGAGTTGTTGGCACAATGCACCACCGGCTTCTTTTAGTTGTAAAATGCGGGCGTTGGCAATATTCAGTTCGCGTTCGAGTTGGCGGGCAAAACCAGCGTCGACCAAACCGAGTTTTTCAGGTGGGTTGCTGTCGTCCTGTGTGTACTCTTCGGCATCTGTGCGCGGGGTGTCGGTTGTCATACAGTTGCTCCTCTAGAACAATCACACCCACTGAACCTGCGCCGGGCGGATCTTAGGGTCCGTCCAAGTGCCTGCGCCACGCGTGCTGTAGTGGGCGCTACTGATGGCTACGGTAGGTTTACCAGGTCCACGCCCGCTGAACAACCAAGGTGCTCGGGCTCCCGCCTCCGTACCCGTTTGCATGTGCAGGCGTTGAATGGTCATGGCCTTGAGGTAGTCTTTGGCCGTGTAGGCGTCGTTGACCTCGATGCCCGAGCGCAGTACGTCGTCGATGAACAGGTCGGCGAAGTGCTGGTTCAACACTGTGCCGGTTCGGATGCCGAGGTCGCAATGCTCGATCAACGTGCGGTCGTGGAAACACGACGACGCTGGTATCCCGTCGATACCAACCGGTGTGGGCGGAACAGGCGTTTTGGTGGCGTCAGTGTAGTCCGGGTGCGATAGGCCGGTGATGTAGATGGACCGAAACCAGCTGTCGACAACGGTGTGGTTGGACAGCGTGCGGATGCCGGCGGTCCGCGAGGACTTGATCATGATGTCCTCGAAGATGTGCTGGCCGGTGTTGGCCTCTAATAGAATGCCCACGCCGGCGGCGTCGATGATGAGGTTGCGCGCCACGAGAGGAGACTTACCAACGCCAGACTTCACTTGGATGCATGGCGTGTCCACGACGGTGCGCTGGCCTTTGTTGGACTGGTGATAGCAGACCAGCACCAAGCTCTGCAGCACCGGCGCACGGTACGATTGCGGATGGCATTCGGCTACGATCACCGGGTACCCGTGAACGGCGTGGATGGTGGCGTTGCCGATGATGTTGTAGTGCTCGGCGCCGTAGTTCATGGAGCGGTTGATAGGTTGCACCCCGACGACGTTGGCGCCGTGGAGGAACAGGGTGCGGCTGGTTCGGTAGAAACCGCTCAAGACAACGCACTCGCCGGTTTTGCCGCTTTGGTCGAAGGCGGCTTGCAGGGCGTCGGTGGCGTCGGCACGGCGGTCAGGCAGATTTGGGTAGATCATGGTGGTTTGGACGTTAGGGGGCAGAGATTTGGAGGCAGGTGATAATAGCGTTTAAGTCAGTTGTAAACCCTACATCAGAGTTCACGTATTCACAGTGGTACCTAGTACCTTTGCGACTGCATACTTTGAACGGCTCGCCGCCCGAACGATTTTTAAACCACTTCCCCAACGGATAGTCGAGGTCGTCCACCTTAGGTTCTTTCTCCGTCGGGTACTCCCTCGCAATGATCATGTCAATGAAGTGTTTGGCCTTCTCAAGATCCTCGCGCCCGTTTTTGTTCCGGTGTCGCACGATGTACGTGATCGCGTTGCCTTCGGCCCACGGGATCTTGTTGGCCATGACGAACTCGGCCGGTTGGATGGCGAGGTCTTTGTAGTGTTTGCCGCCGACTTGGGTGTTGAGTGGATTATCTTTCATAGAGGGTCTGTAGTGGGGACCAGTTCGATCCACACTAAAGACCCTCCAAACACGGTTAACCCGTGCTGGAGGGTTTGAGGGTTACCGCTGTTGCGGTTGAGAGGAGAACACCATCATCAACGCTTGCGCGAGGGGTTCGTCGTACTTGGCGCGGGACGCGAGGGTCGCCCAGTTCGCTGCGACTTGAGCGGAGTTGGTTGCAGCGTTATCCAAGAACTCATGGAACTTCTCGAGTTCGGTTTTCGGGTTGGGCTCGTTGACCACTGCGGGCGTGCCGAGTGCGGTGGTTGCGAGGTCGTCGGGGAGGTTCATACTTTGTTAACCGCTTCTTTGAGATAGCGCTTGGACACGGTGTCCGGGTCGCTATAGTAGTTGTGGATTTCCTGTGTGAGCGTGGTCAGGTTGGTGAACACGATTGTCTTGCAGCCGCATTGAACGAGCCAGCCGTTCAACACGGGCGTGATGTGGAGTTCGCGGATGCGTGGATTGGGCACATCGACTGCACCCGTCTGGGCATACTGGCCGAGCTGCTGTGGCACAGCTTGTCCACAGGCTTGATTTGCTGCGGCCTCCGCCTGATTGCGTGCGTAGATGTTCTGTTCAGCTGGTGACATATCAGAACGAGCTGCCGGTTTCGTCGCACTTGCCGATGATGTCCTGGATGTTGCACTCGATCACGTAGCGGTCGAGCACCTTCTGGCCGTCGATCAACAGGTAGTCGGCTTCGGGCGTCTTGTCGTTGGACACCTTGCCCGGAACCTTGAGCTTGTAGGCGGCGCGGCTCGTGAGGCCCACGTTGAAGTACGTGTTCTTGAACACGGCGTTCATGTCGTCGGCGCTGGCGGGGTCGAACGGTTGGTCCGCGTCCCAGCCGAGTTTGACCAACGCGGCCAGTGCGCGCGGCAAACCCCAGTCCTCGCCGGGCACCCAGAGGAACATGAAGCTGAACGCGTTGGACGCGATGCGGGTTTCGACGCCGTCGATCTCGACGGTGTCGGGGGAGACGATCTCGGCGCGGCACTTGATGGCCATCTTGCCGGTCGACGTTGGTTCGAACTTGGCGGTCAAGAACCGGCAGGTGTAGGTGCCGGCCGGGAGCTTGACGCCGTTGGAGGTCTTGTTGTCGTTGGGCTTAGCTGCGTATTGACTCATGGTATTTGTTTGTTTGTTTTGTGTTTTTACTGTGCGCGAAGATGTAAGCAGGTGGTGTGCCTATTCGTACAGGGCTTTGTAAGCCGCATACGTGGTCGGCATGTAGTAGACTCCCTTGGCTCGGGCCTTCTCGCCGAGCACCGGGTTGGTGATGCACTCGCACTCGTCGTCGGCGATGAGTTGGCAGAAGTAGCCGCGCAAGCGGTTGATCTTTCCTTCCGCGGTTTTCTTCGGTTGGCCGGTCGCAACGTCGCGGTCGATCGGGTCGACGTGCGTGCGCCAGTAGTCCGTGAAGTGCCCCGCGATCTCGGCTGCGAACTGACCGGTTTGCAGTGGCCGGAGTTTGCCGGTCGGTGCGCCGTCCTTCCAGATCTCGTTCTCGTGGCACGTCACGATGATCTGACACTTGGCGCGTTTGATCAAACCGCACAACGCGCGGCTGATTTCGGCGCGGCGGCCGTGTAGGTGGAACTTGTTGGTCTTGTGTTCCGGCTCTTCCTTGACCGCGATCTCGATCTCGTTTTGGATCATCGTCCAACTGTCGATGATGACCGTCTGTTCGCGTTCGAACTTCGGCAGTTCGTTCTTGAGCCAGCGGTAGAGCACGTCGTGTTTCGGCTCGACGTTGCCTTTGACCTTCTGCATCGAGGTCAAGAAGTCGTCGTTCCAAAACGGCACCGAGTCGATGCCGGCTGGCGACTTGTGGTCGAAGTCGATGATGAACGGGTTCGGGAACTTACACGCGAACGTCGTCTTGCCGGTGCCGGGCGCGCCTTGTAGGAGCAAGCGCAAATCCGGCACGGCGGTTGTAACTATGCTGTGGGAGGGTTTGTACATAAGGATGTCCTAACGCGGCTCCTCAATCTCCAACGCTTCGGGGTGCGCCGTGGCCCACGCGTCGCCGTTGGCGTAGAAGAAACCGTCGTACTGTTCTTGGACCTGTTCATGTTTGAAGTCGTACCGGAAGAAGTTGCCGCCGTGTTCGAGCTGGCCGGCGGCGAACTTGTCCACGCCGCGCGTGACGAACGTGGTCAACGAGTGGGACAGGAACTCCAGGATCTGTTCACGGTACTCCTCGGTTGCGGTTGTTGGGAACACCACGTCGGCGTATTCGCGGATGGTGGTTTGCAGTTGCGCGTGGAGGCGCATCTTGGGTGAGAGTTCTTCGGGTGGGAGGTTGGTGGTCATACGTTTGTAGATGATTGGTAGGACATAAGGTTTACCGGAACTTGGCTGGATCATAGGTACGTTTCGGTGCGGCCGCAATCGTGGCCCGTTCGCGCTCCTCGTTGTGCATGATGCAGATGTGCGCGAAGTCGCAGTTCTTACAGGCTCCACGGGCGATGCCGAGTTTGGGTGCGAGCTGGTCGCGTTTGGTCAGGTCGTGCACGTAGTGCAGTTGGTTGACTGAGTCGTTGACCACGGCGTCCATGTCCTTGATCACGCGCGGCGACATGGTGATCACGTCGCTGTCGGCGAAGAACACGGGCGACAGGTCCACGTAGATGCCGCGGATGCGGGCGGCGAGCGGAAGTGCCAGCAGTTCAAGAGGCAAGATCGTGTGCCGGAAGTGGAACAGGAACCACAGGTAGAACGGCAGTTGGCTGTCCAACATGTAGCCCTTCAAGTGGTGGCTCGGCGACTTGTGCGAGGTCGACTTGTAGTCGGTCACGACCAAGTACGGTGTCTTGTCGGTTCCAAGGGTTGTCACCGTGAGGTTGTCAATCGTGCCACAGAGGACGACCGGTGGTTCGTCCTTGCCAAGTTGTTGGGCGAACTTGATCTCAACGGTGGGCTTGCTGTTGATGCCCAACGCTGGTTTCGGCACCTGACCTTCGAGGTAGAACTTGCGCACGATGATCGCGAGCTTGTCCTCGTCGAGACCTTGCAGGTTGTAGTGGTTCGCGGCTTCGACGCTGGCGGCTTGCGTGATGGCAAGTGTGTTGGGTTGGCCGTTCAGTTGGAAGCGCTCCAAGTTGAACGACTCGTAACTGCCGTCTTCGGTTGGTAGTTCCCACTTGGACAAACTTTCCACTGCACGGTGGAACGCGGAGCCGAACAACATGTTCCGGTCGGCAGGTGTGTGGAGGCCGAGCATCAACTTGAGTTGTGCCCGGCGCGGACAGCGCAGCTCACTGTTGGCGCTGTTGTCGTAGAGGATGCGGTCAGGTGGTGGAGGTAGTGGGATCATAATCCAATACTTTCGAGTGCACTGAGGTTGGCCATCGCTTTCGCGAGGCGGTCTTTGACGTTGCGCTCGGCGACGTACGCTTCGCGTTCGGCCGACGGGCGCGTGACAGGGAAGAGCGGCGCGAGGACTGTGTTCAGTTGCGCGTCGCTGAGGGTTTCGAGTTCGGCCACGGAGAGGTCGAGTAGGGCTTCGAGTGAGTTGATGTGCGGCGGGACATGTGCGGTAGGTGTAATTGCTGGCGTCTGCACCACGGGTGCCTCTTGCGTGACGATCATCCTACGCCCTCCGAAGTTGTTGGGCTGAACGTCTCATGTACAACGGCCTGGCCCAACATGTGGTCGAGTTTCAGCTTGGCCACCATGATCGAACTTGGTGTGATGATGGACACGAACTGGTCGCCGAACGCCTTGACCATGGCGGTTGTGGTTGCGATCTGTTCGTCGTTGAGGGTCAGGCCCGAGCGTTCGAACTTGTTGCCCACTTCGCCGTGTTCGAGGAAGTCGCGCAACGCGGGTGTGAAATCCGGTGCGGACTGTAGGGCTAGCCGTGTTGGGGTGATCTTGAACGAGACCAACATGGCCAAACCGTGCAGGTCGTGTTGCAACCGGACGCATTCGAGCACGTCCTTGTAGAACCCGTCGGGGTCCATCATGTCGCACAGGAATTTGGAGCCCTGCGACCAACGGGTTTTGTGTGTGCTGTACGACGTGTGCGGGTCGCACTTGAGCACCTGAGTTTCGCGCGATTTGCACAACGCGTCGAGCACGTCGCGAACGCGGATGGCGTACTCGACCGCGTAGTAGGGTCGAACGGTGTTGGAAGTTCCGGCGCGCCGCATCGACATGCTTTGCATGGACACGGTTGCCAGCGTTGCGAGCGACTTCAAAGCGTCGTCGGAGATGTCTAGATTGTCAGCCATAGGTAGAGTGAAATACGGTATCTAGGTGTAAGCAGTTCACGTGCCAGTTTGGGACAGCTCAATACTCGGAATGGCCACGTGCGGTTCCTCCTCCGTGTCGAGGTTTCCGTACGCGTCGAGTTGGGCCAGCATGGATTGGATCGCGCGGACGCCGAACTTGTAGACCAAGTGGTAGTGGGTAGGAGGGATCAGGACTGTATCGGCAAGTTCCTGTTCGGTGTAGTTGTCGGCGAACCCAGGCATCGTTTTGGCGATGGACTTGGCGATCAATTCGATGTCCGCCGGGCGGGTGTCGAAACCAGGTATGCGTAGGTGGAACACGGCGAGCCGTGCGAACAGGTCTTCTCGGAACTTACCTTGTTCAACCAACAGCGGTAGGTTGTGCTTGGTCGCAGCCACGAACCGACACGAGATGCGTTGGACCTTGAGCGACCCAACGCGCCGGACCTCGTTCTCCTGAATCGCACGGAGCAGGATGGCCTGCGTGTCCATCGGCATCTCGGCGATCTCGTCGAGGAAGATCGTGCCGCTGCCAGCGTCGACGAGCAACCCGTCGCGATCTTGGTGCGCGCCGGTGTAGGCGCCTTTCACGTGGCCGAAGAACACGGAGGCGGTTAGCTCCCGTGGAATGGCCGCGCAGTTCTCGGTCACGAATGGGTGGTTGTTGAGCGCCCGCGTTCCGTTGAGCGCACGGGCGACCAGTTCCTTACCCGTTCCGGTTGGGCCAGTGATCAACACCGGTTCGGAACGTGGAGCGAGCAACCGGATGCGGCGCTTGAGTTCGACCATCGAGGGGTCGCCAGTTACGATCCGGTCGAGTGCGGCCACCAACGGTGGCTTCTGGTCTTCGCGGTAGCTGCCGGCCAGCTTGGCCATGATGGCCTCTTGCGATAAGTCCGCACCGGCGCGGAGATGTGCGAGCAGTTGTTCAACTGCAACTTCTTGGTTAGACGGTTGACTGCCGTCTAGGTAGGTGACTGTCATAGTCTAGTCTTCGTCCTGCGTGTTGTCGATAACCTGTGAGTCTTCGCTCTCGGCGATGGTGGCGGCCTCCTCGTCGGTCAACCGCTTGGCGCGCGAGGCGAGTACGCCGCCGGCCAACATCATGTCGAGCATGTCGAAGTTCTTGGACGCGAGCGCGCCGAGGGCGCTCAGGTTCGCCGCCATCTTGGGCATGACAGAGGTCTCTTCGACCGTGTTCGCCATGTAGCAGAAGTGCTGCGGCACTTTGGGTTGCACCGTTGCACGGCGGACGAGACGACCAGCGAGCTGTGCGATCTCCGGTCCGGAGTACAGCGGTGTGAAGTAGCCGTACCGGTCGAGCAAGGTGTGGTTGCACTTGTCGAGGGACAGACCAGTGCCACCGGCGCCGGCGGTCAGGAGGCAAATACGCGATACGCCGGTTTGGAACGCGCGTTTTTCGGACTGCCGTTGCTCCGCTGTCTGGGGTCCGTAGATGCCGAACTCGGTCAACCGTTTGATGCGTGCGTGTTGGTCCGCTTCGGACTCGCCGAGCATGATCCGGTCCTCCATGAACTTGAAGGACTTCTCCAGCTTCTTGACCTCGGCCGGTGTGAGGGTCTTCAACATCAGGTCGGATGACATCATCTCCTCCTGCGTGTAGAGTTCGTCCGGGTTGTACTTGGTCACACCGCCCCAGATGATTGAGATGTGCTCGCGCGGAATGCCGGCGTCGGCGAACCGGAACAGCAGGTCGACCAACGTGGATTTGTAGTAACATCCGATCACGGGCGCGTAGTCGCCGGACCGGTAGCCGCGCATGGACTGGTCGAACAAATAGTGGTTGCGCAACGGCTCGGCGGCTTTGCGGAACTGGCCGAGCAGGATCTGTTGGATGAACCCGTGGTTGGTCGACTTGCCCATGGCCAAGGCCTTCTTGAGCCAACGCTCGTCGGCGTAGTTGTAGATCTGTTTGGCCTTGTCGTCTTCGAACTCGCACATGCGGATCATGTTGACCTGACGCGACGGCCAACGGACGTAGGGCAGTTCGACGATGTGATCGCCGAGCCGAGACTTCAAACGCTTGATCGCCTCCGCGTTCGGTTTGCTGGGGTCGTTGCCCTTGGCCAGTTCCCGTGCAAACATTGGGAACGTTTCGTCGTCGACCGGGTGGCCGGAGAACAACGGCTTGTTGGACAGGGTCACAAGGAAGTTGGTCTCGGTCAACGTCACGAACGGGGTGGCAGAGAATAGTAGGAACTTTGTGTGCGGCGACTGTCGGGCCAAGTCCTTGAGCGCTTGGTGGGCGAGGCTGTCCTTGTTCTTGAGCTTGTGGCTCTCGTCACAGATGACGAGGGTTGGATGTTTGAACGCGTGCCACGTGCGCACGATGGAGGTCTGGTCGTTGGTCGGGTCCACGTACTCTTCACTGTCGAAGTACTGTGACGATTTGCTGCTGTACATGGATGCGTAGTTGGTGACCTCGATCGCACCGGACATGAGCTGTTCCTCCAAACCGGCGGCCACGAAGGCGTCGCGGTAATCTTGAACGACCGGCTTCGGCGTGAGCACAAGGACTTTGAGGGTGGTCAACGGGAACGGACCGTCGAACGCGTCGAACACGTGGGCGTCGAACATCTCCTTGACGAGGGCCACTGCCATCACGGTTTTACCTGCTCCGGTTCGACCCGGTTGGAGCAGGATGCGGAAGGCTTCGGAGTGTGGTTCTGGATGGAGCAGCTTGGCTCTGTCCGCGATCAGGTCAACCGCGTACTGCTGTTCGGGTTTGAGCGTGTAGATGCCGTAGGTCTTACAGACGATTTTGGTCAGGTCTACGTCGCCTTCGTCGGCAGTCACACTAGGTGCGAAGTCGTTGCTCGGTTGGCTGATGTACAACGACAGGAAATCCCTGAGTGTGTCCAACCGGAACATCTTGGACTTGAACTCCGGTGGTACTTCGATGCCGCCCAAGCGTTTCTCAAGTTCGAGCCAGTTGGTTGGGCGGGTTGTGGTGAACGCCATCATGTCGTTCATGATCTGCGCCTTCTGTTGTTGGCGCATGAAGGTGATCGCGTTGAGGGTCGACTTCGCAGTCGCGCGACCGGGGACCTTTATTTCGGTGTCGGACATAGGTCGTGTTCGATAGTGTAGACAGTTGTGCCGTGGACAATCTTGAGATAGACCAACGCGGCTTTCGGTTTGTGGGTGATGAACCAGTCCTTAACCAGCAGGAACAGGTAGGCGATTGGGAGGTTGGGTGGAAAGATGTTGGTCACGAACTCGCCACCCGCGAGGCGGAAGGTGATGGAGTGGTTAGGGTTCACGGGAGGTATGGCAAGACGGCGGAGGCGAACAGTCGTTTGCGGTATTTGTCTGCACGCCGGATACGACGACGCAAACTACGCGGTGTGCTCGCATGGATGTGTGCACGCCTGATCCGGTCCAACCGTGCGAGTTCGTTCCAGTTCCGTTCGGACATGCGCTCCGGGTTGGTCGCTTCGACCAGTGCGAGGAGTGCAAACCGATTCTTTTCACGGACGGTCCAACGAGGTGGGCGGCGAGTTTTCATGGGTTGTGTGTCCACTCTTCGTTGTCGGACAGTTTGGATTGTGAGAACACTTGAACCAGAGTTACAAGTCTGCCGTCGCAAACGCGAACAAGACGGCCGATGCAGCGGTTTCGTTTGGCATAGTCTTCATTGCGCCGATTGCACAACGCTCGTGCCATCCGGTGCGACTCGTTCTCCGGGTCGTGCGGATCGGGGTGGGCGAGGTTGATGAGAGTGGTATGTAGTCGGTCGATGTCCTTGACGGACAGGGTGCGGGTGGTTTTCATAACAAATAACTACTAGTTACCGCCAAGTTCTTGTCCAACCTCCCACGGTTCGAGTACGACGATGGGCGTCGAGATCCACACCGGCCGCTCCGGTAGGTCGCGGTGGCGGTACTGCGTTGGAAAGTATGCGAGCCAGAAGGCGCCGCCTAGATCGCGGAAGTCGATGATGGTGCGCATGGCTAGGACTTTTTGGTGGTTAGGGCCTTTAGCCATTCGGCCGACGGTAGGCCGCAAGTTGTGCGGCGCAGGTCGAGTGAGAACGGATGGTCAACGTCTTGTGTTTTGACAACGACATAGGGCTGATCGATAGCTAACACATGCAGCTTGGCGCCGTAGAACGAACGGTCTTCCGGACCTGATTCAACGGGAACGTAGCGCAGGACTGTAATGTCCATGCCGGGTTTGATTTCTTCGGGGAGTAGTGTTTTCATTGGGTGTTAAGTATTACTAATCTCATTCCTCTTCGTAGCTGACCCACAACTGTCGCAACCAGACCAACAGGGCTGAGGCCAACAGAGCGACCACACACAGAGGGTTGCGGGCGTGCAGGAGCAGGAGGCCGGTGCCCATCGTGGCTCCAATAGCCAACAGAAGCATGAGGTCAATCAGGGTTTTGAACATGGCTGTCAGGCCGGAAATGATTCCGGTGTTGGTGTGTTGGCGGCTTGTTGCTCGTACCTGTCGACCATGATCCGCGCGAACGCGTAGGCACGATCGTACTCACGGTTTGCACTTGCGTCAGTGTACAGCAGTTCAAGTTGTTCGTCGCTTAGGTCTTCGGCCGCTTTGTTGAACGTGGTGACGTTGGCTTTGAGGATGTCGTATGTAGCTTTGGCGATCATGTTTTCTTCTTTCGATAGTTGTCGAGAAAGTCTGCGATCTTCAACGCCTGCGCCATCTCGTCCGGCAACGTGTCGGTGATGATTGCGGTCACGATGATGGCGCGCGAGTTGTTGTCCAAGTTGGGTATGTTGTGGACCAGCCGGTGCACTTCGGCGTTCTCGTTGTGGGCTGCGATCCGTTGTCGGCTTGCCTCCTTGTCGAGGAGGAGTTTCGATACCGACTCACGCCATAGTTGGGTGAGCCACACTTCGCAGTGTTTCGGAAAGCGGAAGATCGTAATCGGGCGGAGGTCGGCAGGGATGTGGGCCTGGAAAGTTTCGAGCACGTCGGCGAGGTCGAGAGGGAGAACACGTGGACGCGGATCTGTAGAGACTAACAATGTTTGGGGCCGGATGTCCATCGCGATGGACGGCGTGAATAGTATGTTCAGCAGGTGGTCGAGGGAGAGTTGCATACGGTATTCACTAGTGAGCAGGTGGTGTGCCGCGAGTTACGAACAATGAAAAGCCCCGTGGTGTGGGTGAACACCACGGGGCTGTGAGGGTAGACGAACTTAGGCGGCAGTGGGTGCGGCCTTCGCCTTGGCGTTGTCGAGCTGCTTCTGCGCATGCTCCAACTGCTTCTTGGCGTCGGCCTCACGTGCGATCTGCACGGCAGTGAAGTGCCTGACCATCTCCTGCTTGACCTTCAGCAGGCTGTTCCAGGTTCCGAGCAGCTCCGCGTTGTTGGGCTCCGCCTTGAGCTTGTCGCGCAGGTCGATGACCTTGGTGGTGTCCGTCAGGAACATGATCTCCTGCGCGTACTTCTCGTTGAACTCCTGTTGGGCGCCGAGCGCCAGCTTCAGCGGGTTCTGCGCGCGGTCCGTCGACAGCTCGTTGTCGAGCAGCGACGTGTACTTGTTGTAGTCGAAGTCGCCGGTCGCGGCGTCGTACGCGCCCTTGCTGGCGGCGATGCGGGCGGGCCGCACGCAGTCACGGACGAACGCCTTGACCGCGTTCGGGTGCGCCTTGAGGATGTTGATGGCGTCGTTCAGGTTGAAGTCAGCCGGGTCGAGGATGACCGGCGTGCCTTTGCCCTGTCCGACGGTGAGCTGGGTCTTGACCAACCGGAGGTTGATCCCCATCACGTTGCCGTTGAGGGGCACGACGGGAGGAGTGAACTTCGGGGTCTTGACCTTGGCGGTCGGGGCGGCGGGAGCGGCGGGGGGGTTAGTATCGGCCATATGTTTGTTTGTGTTTTGTGTTTATCGACCACGTTTTGTGGTCAAAGTGAAACGGACGAAAGCCTACTCCGCAGGAGGCGTGCCAGCGTGCGGAGGAGTGGATGCGGCTGCGGTTTTGGCGGCCAGTTGGTCGCACGCGTCGGATAGGCAGAGGGCGCAGCAGTAGTCGGTGCGCGTGTCGTCCTCACCGAGCGGGACACGTTGACCCTTGAACACGGCGGTCACGCCGTGGCGCGTGCCGGGCATGTCGCTGACGTGGTGGATCGTGTAGTACGCGGCGTCCGGTTTCTTGAGCGCGTTGCCGCAGTGGTTGCAGTAGTATTGAGGGACTTGTTTTGAGGCCATATGTTATAGGTAGTTTTGCTGACAGTCTTACAAACTTGAAACTCGTGAGTCGGATGTGTGCGTCGAAGGTTGCGCAAGATCATACGTGCAGTCTTTGCACGGCAGAGGTTGGAAATCGCTGCACGCCAAGGTCCTTTCGGTTCACGACCGTAGATGGCGTAGGTAGTAATGGTCATGGTGTTATGTTAACAGCTGCAAGAAAAGTTTTCGAAGTACGCTGGTGTGATGTCCATGTCAAGAACAACACTTAGATGTCTGCACAATTCGTTGAAGTTTTCCACGTCGTCGGCATTGTGGCAGTCAGTGCCGTGATAATAGATGACACGGTCTTTCACGTTTGCAAGGAATCGGTTTAGATCCCTATCATAAGGGCAGTTGCGGTCGACGTAATCTTGTAGCCATGCTAAGGATAGACCTTTGTCTGTTTGTGCTACCGGCTTCTCGTTCGGAAACTTTGGGTGTTGCCAGTGGTAGACCAATGATGTGATCGAACCAGGTTTAAGACACAACCAGAAGAGTTCGTTGGGTTGAACGGGCGTCAACCGAAACGGGTCGACTACGCCGTCGTAATCAGAGAACTGGTAGAGTGCAACCAGACCGATGCCATCCTTGATTCGAATGCGTGTTCCGGGGTTGATGGGTTTGTCTGCGCTCGATCGGACGGAGATCATCGCCACGTGGACAGCATCACGGATGTCAGGTTTGGGTGGTATTGTTCCTAGTTTGTTTTCGTTCATGGTGTTATAACGGTTACAGTGTTAGTCTGAATGCCAAATCTTCTAGCTGCTGCGTGGTTGGTAAAGTAGATATCGAACCTGCCTTCGAAGCGGCGGGCGGTGCGGTCCTGCGCCGTATACCTGTGCCCCGCAATAACGACAGTCGAGCCGAGAAGCACGCTGCGCGGAGCCGCCACAGTTTTTCCAACGATAGGCGCTCGTCCAGACGCCGTAAGTCCTGTAGCGTTTGGGCCGCAGCAACGTTGGCAACTACAGTAGCCTGTAATGATGGCAACGAGTACATTGGTGGTCACGGGAACTTGATGTTGGCCAAACAGGACAGGCAGTACCTGCCCTTGTTCCAAGGCCTTAGGTGTTTGAAGGTTCCACCACATCGGTCGCACACTGGCTCGCGGGCCGCGGCTTGGTGCGGTCGAAGCGGCATCCAGTGGGTACCGATGTGGTTGTCGGATGAACAGCCCGCGGGCATCCGGGCGCCCATCGAGTGGCGGGAGTGGCTCATGGCAGAAGGAGGTTGGGGAGTGGTTGGTAATCGGTGGACCAGCGGCGATAGACTAACACTGCTCCGCAGGCTACATGTGGACCTGTGTGGCCGCGTGGTCGAGTGCAGAGCCAGCCAATGTCCCAAGGATCGCCCTTATTTTCACGAAGCAGGGCCGGGCAATCACAGCCAATTTCGTGGCTTTCCTTCAAATACTCTTCATCACTCATAACAGAACCGGCGCGGCACACGTTATTGCGTACCGCGCCGGGTCTATTGGCCGCGAGACTGCGCGGCCGGCAGTGCTAGAGCCATTTGATTTTGTAGCCCGATTCCTGCTCCATTTCTACGTGCGTCGTCTCAATTATCTTGTGTTTCACGCCGAAGTTGAGGTTCTCCCGAAGATAGTTGTTGCGCAAATCACCAGACCACACATAGTCGACGCCGTTTGCTTTGGCGCGTGCAAGAGTGGCACGATGTTCTTCTTCGGTTCCGTATTGCAGTTTCATAAAGCTGGGGCCACCGCCCACCTGAACCAGCCACCGAAACAGTCGGCGGCCGGAGCCTTTCAGTCGTCACCTAAAAAGTGGTGGGCGGTGGCTGAAGAGGGATTAGCCGACGTTCGCGGCGAAGGTAAAGCGCGTTGCCTGTTGCACCTTACCTTTGTCGCGCCGGTTCAGGCCGTCGGGCTGGTATTTGCTGCGGCGCCGCTGCACATAGTTAGGCAGACCGACGAGTGGGTTGCGGGGCAAGCGGCCGATGGCTTTGTAATCCAAGGGCCGTTTGGGCGGGTCGATAGGATGGATGATGCGGGTGGTGTTCATGTTTAACCAGTGTTGTTTCATAAATTGGGGCACGTTATCGTGGTGCTAGACGGCCCGAGTATACGGGCAGGTTAGGGTTGCTCACAGGCGATCACTCTGCACAACCGATACCTCAATTCGGTGCCCACTATCGCAGGGCAACGCGGCCCGATTGGTTACGGACTCATGGCTCTTGCGGACTTGCGCCGAGGAGCGCCTCGGACCATGAATAAATTCGAGTCTTGATTGCTTGAGCCGTGGACAAGGCTAGGAAAATCGTCATAAACCACGGTGGCCCGTTGTGCTTTCTCTGGCGCGGCCCGCACCTTGTACGCATTATGTGCACAACTACACTGCTCTCTGGGAGCGACGAGGATTGCTAGTGTTATTGTTGTTTGCAATGCTGCATCGCAGCAGCACGAACTATTTGCAATTTACTGAGCCGCCTTCATGCTGGCGGCCTTTGTATCGGGCCCGATCAACAGCAGCCTTGCGGGCTGCCTAACACTAGCAAAGTGGCGAGCGCGGCAGGATTCGATACCTGCAATTTGTAAACACTTTGTCCCGTAGGCCTTGTTATCACGCAAGTTCCGGGTGCTACCGTGATAATAAATAGGTCGTGTCTACGTCCGCCGACTGCGTCTATCTTCCGCCACGCGCTCAAAAACTAAACCAAGCGCCCCACCTGACGCCGCGATGAGCAAAGACGCCGGCAGGGCTGCACTTTATCCAGACCGATGCGTCGGTTCAGGCGACGCCGGCCGCGAAGTTACTTGGTCGAAAACGGATACTGCACTGAGGACCCTTAAGCCCGCACCCTCACATCATAACCTGCCGGCGGGCGTGCGGCAGGCCTCATTTGCTGTGCAGTAAAGGGATGGAAGGAACTTACACCACACCGCCTCACGGCGGCGCCGGGCTTCGACCGGACCAAGCGCTTATGAGGCGCCCATGCTTGGGCGGGTTGCAATCGCCCTGAACTGTCCTTTTCATGCTAACGGCGGACTTGCAACGTCCCCGTTAGGCACTATCCAAAATTGAAGCAACCACTTCTTCGCAGGTTGCAGTCCGCGCCGTATCACGCGAGTTTCAAGTTCGCCAGATACTGGACATGTTGGCCAGATGTCTACGAATAGCTAAGCAACTGGCGTGCCAACCGCGGCCCGCCGCCCACACTCAAGCCAAGGCGCGGGAGCGGAGGTCAGCGATAAAGCACGCGGTCGCGCGTCGGCTTGTTCCGGCTCGTGGTCCGGGGCGGACAGTGGAGCGGGCGCTCGGGCGGCCCGAGGCGGGCGGAAACGCGTGTTATGGCGCAGATTGGCACTGCTTTGCGATTTCCCCACAGTGGCGCATCAAGCGCCTGGATCAGATACTTGCGGGCTTGTTTGGTCATAATTTTAGTGGTTTGTCGGTCAAAGTCCTGTGGCGCTTTTCTCAAGGTCGTCGGCGATCCGATCACAAAGGGCGGCGCGGCTGGCGCGGTCGGAGAGTGGGAACCAGTAACCACCAGCATTAGTAGGCTCATACTTGAATAGTAGTTTTCCTGCTTCTATGCAAGTCCTACTAGATTCGTGACTCAACGTGCGCCAAAGCTGTAGGTATAAGCCGCGGCTTGTGTCAAAGCTTTGAGGCCCTCGCCACTCCGCGGCCCTGTCGCGCCAAAATGCCGGGCGCCTGTAGATTGGTGTGTCGGTGGGTTGTAGTGTTTCGTTGTCTGTGGTGTCCATATGGTTGTGCTTGTTGTTGTGGCCAAGAGGCTAATGCGCCCATCGGCTCCTTCGCGCCCCATGTGCTCGCCGACCGTGCTGCGCGACGGTCGGCTGCGCTAGGTTGTGTAGCGCACATGCGCGGCCCTGACGTGGGCCTTGACTTTGGTGGCCTTGACCGCCACGCGGCGGCCGTGTGTTTTCTTCAACGCCATGAAGCGCGCTTGGAGGCGCGCAATCTTGGTCCCGAGCATTTGGAGTTCAGTCATAAACCTAGTAGTTCAGGGGCCCAAAATACAGCCAGAGCCACGCGGCCATGACGAGCACGGCAAGGGCGAACGTCAGGGCCCAGTTAGGGCGGCCGTGCTGCGTGAGCAGGAAGGCGGCGTCGTTGGGCGTGTAGCCTTGGGCACACAATTTGTTGATGGCCTCTGACTGCGAAAGTCGGCCAAGCCGGTATGCTGTAATAATGGCGCTTGTTTTCATAGATAAAGTCGATAGTCGGCGGCCACAGACTCGACGGCCGCGTCGGCATTGAGCTGGTTGAGCTGGGCCAAAATGTCCCGGCCGCGGTCCATGTCGTAGGCATGAATTGTTTGTCCCGTGCACGTATAGACCATGCGGGCTACAGCGTGGCGCCACACTGTAAGCTCGTTGTACAGTGCAGGGCTATTTATGGCAAAGATTAACTCGTCCGGGTTCGCGGCGCACCAAGCGCGCAGTTCGGCGATGGTTTTCATACGGGTCGCCATTCACAGGGCACACCAAGTTGCTCCTCAGCCATGGCGCGCAGCATTTGGCAATAATCGCCATCGACCCGGCATGTGAATACCACAACAGGCTCGGCCGCCGGGGCGTCGAGCACAAACTTGCCGTCGACATCACGATCTACGCGGTGCTCGCCGGCCCAGAGTCTAGATAGATCACTCATAAATCAAAAGGCCCCACAAGGCTGTAGCACCTTGCGGGCCAAGTGTGGAGGGCCTGTTATCCGGGGCGCACGTCGCCGACCGCTTGTAGCTGTGCCTGCCGGCGCGCCTCTTCATCGGTCACCAAGTCGTGCACGATCTCGGCGCCATAGGTGCCAAAAGCCGTGCAGATCATTGCCGGGGCCTGCTTGGCCACGCGCACTGTAATGGCGAGGCCCATCGCCTCGCGAATTGTCAAGTACCCGTCGCGAACAGCGCGGGCCAATTTGTCGTCGATTGTTTTGTCCATAAAAGTGATAATTAGAAACCCCGCGCAGCCACAAGCTTGGCATCGGCCAAAGCCGCATCCAGCGCGGAAACCAGCGCGGCCCGCTCTTCGGTCAAGTCCACAAAGTCCGCGGGCCCATCGCCCACGGACCGGCAAAAGTCAATGGCGTCGTCCACGCGACCAATGTCGCGGCGCAAGCGTTCGATATAGGTCATAAAGTGGTAATTTAGTGGAAGTAGTTTCGCGGGCCATCCGTGCGGGCTAGTTGTATGGCCTTCGTGCAGATTTCTGAAAATATATTTCAGGTTGGCACGGTTTATTTTGTGGGTGCGATTGGATGGGTTTCGGGGGAGAAAAAGTACTCAAAATCAAAATGTAATCTCACTTTTTTAGGGTCTACCCCTTGGCATTCTGCTAAAAGAAAATAATAGATTCTTTATACAAAACACCAACCCAGAGATGGTAAAAAAGGCACATTATAGCTTTATATTCAGTACTCTTTTCTCCATTTTACCCCATCTAACTGCCCCTAATTGAGCCATTTTGGCTCACTTTGGCACACTTGGGCCTCGAAAACAGTTCGTTAACGGTACCGAACTGTGCGCCCAGCATGGCCGTGATGAAAATGGCGCGCCGACTAGGGGAACGGTTTGTGTGTCCCCCGGTAGAACTCCGTGCTGAAATTGAGCCAAAATCCGAATACTGGCCCTAGTCCGCGGGCACTTTCACCACAGTTTGCGCCCCGCGAAGTGCTCAGGGCGCCACGTATGGGCGTGCGCGGCCTTGGCTTTGGCCTTGGAAGGCTTGCCGTCTAGACCTAGGGTTCGTGCGCGCCCCAAAGCGCGGTGCGCCGCCAGCATGTCGGGCGCCCGGCGATTGACGCGATTGGCGTCCAGCATCCAAGCTCGTTGGGATTTAGTCATAAAACAGAAAGGGCCGGGACAAAGCTCTACGTGAAAGCCCTGTCCCGGCCCAAAATCGTGTAGCTACGGGCAAGCCTGTTAGTCGGGCACTAGGCGTGGCTAGCCATTGGCCCCGTCTTGCGTGCAAGTCGCGTGGACCTTGCCATTGGCTAAGGCCACGTGTCTCTGGCAGGCTAGGCGATTGCAGCGCCCGGCCTATCACTGCGCGCAAGTTTGCGCTTGCCGATATTCACGGCGCGGCTGCCCTTATCAACTCGTGTTCTGCGAAACACCAAGTGCCCGCGGAGCTAACCGCAGGCTTTTCGTGACAACCGCTTTGGTTTTTAGACCAACCTCGTTGGAGGTCCTAAGCTGCCCCCGTTTCCGGGGGCGCACACTAGGCTTTCGTGCCCGCCAATTCCGTTTCCTCACGCTTAGCGTCGTCGGCCGACTTCGCCGGGACTTCGGCACGCGCTCGGAGGCTCTGAACCCACTTTTTCAGGGTGACGAATTCCGTGGTATCCGGCAATTGGCCTACCTGAAACTTGGGAAACTCGGCCCGGACCGCCGCGCACCGGTCGTTGAACCGGAGAAGCGCCATGAAGGGCTTAGACTCCAACGTCGGCAACGCCTTTTGACGTTCACTGAACTGCGCGCTGAAATCCTTATTCACCGTCAATTTCGCTGTGGCCTTCGCGTCCTTGCCAAACTCCAAAGAGTTCAGCTCCGTGCGAATCTTCGCGGCAATGGCCTTGTCCAAGTCGAAAACCGTCACTGCCGGGTTTTCCTTGGCCAATAGGTCCAAAACGTCTTCACTGATTTTGTTCCATTGAATCACAACAATCCTTTCACTCACCGTCGTTTGTGCCACCCTCCTACCATGAAGACACTTCATGCGTAGGGGCAGCTTGGGACTTCCAACATTGACCGCTTCCGCG